ATTATATCAAAAATTATAAAAAGCTGAGAGTATAAAACCAATAAAGTTCTAATATATAACTAGATTATGTAATAGAATTTATAGAATAAGGATTTGAATAATGGCAAACTATAAATGGCCTAATGTGTATCCAAGTATTAAAGACGCTTCTGGTACATTGGCTACAAATTCAGTAACAACGTGTGCTTATGTTGGCGAAGCAGAATTCGGTCCAATTAACAAGCCAACATTTTTATCATCGTTAAGAGATTATACAAATACCTTCGGGGCTTTGAATTCTGCAAAGTATGGTTACGCTGGATATTCATTAGCAGTTGCTTCTGAATCAATTGATAGCCATTATTTTGTTCGTGTAGTTAAAGCAGGTAAAGAAGGCGCTCACGAAGCAGATGACGCTATGTTCGCTTCTGTTAAAATTCCAAAAAAAGGTGCAACCGCTACTGAAGGTCAAGGCTGGTACGTAGAAGAAGTTGAACAAGTAAATAAAACAGAATCTGCAAGTACATTCTTTGAAGCAGATAATGTAAAAGATATGGACAATGCAATGATTGTTGTTGCTAACAATCCTAATAATTTAAAATTCTTTGTTCAATTATCTAACACAACTGTTAATGAAAACAAAGCTTATCCTTTTGCTGCTGTTACTTATACACAAATAGTAGAAGAAGAAACACCAACAAATAAATATACAGCTACAATGACAGGTGCTCCAGAAGAAGTATGGACAGAAGTAGAAGTTGGTGATGATATTGAATTAACACGTGTAACTGCTCAAGCTGGTATCTTTACAGTTACTGCAAAATCTGGTAATTCAACAACCGGTTATGTATTAGAATTTATTTATACCGCTAAATCAGCAAATCCAGAAGACAAACCTGTTGATTTAGATGAAGGTGGTAAAGTAAGTAAATACCCAGAACCAAATGAAAGAACATTCCAAGTTGATGTTAAACAAACAGTTGGAAGAACAACATCTACTTTAGAAACTTTCCAATTCTGTACATTATATCAAAATAAAGATAATTTTGGTAATTCAACATTTGTAGAAGATGTTGTTAATGGTTCATCTGATTATGTTAAAATCTATGTTAATCCAAACTTATTATCTGCAGCTACTGAAGAAGAAGTTATTGAAATAGATATGAATAATTCTAATAACTATGCTTTGGTTGGTGGTCAATCAGGTGGTCATCCTTCAATGAAAGATTTGGTTGCGGGTTGGGATTTATTTGAAGATCGTAATCAAACTTCTATCTCTTTATTGTTAAACTCTGGTTATTCATATAAAGAAGATCCAAGTTATCAAAATAAGATGTTAGAAATTGCAAAATCTCGTCGTGATTGTTTCTGCTTGTTTGATGTTCCTATGACAGAAGTTGAAGCAGATGATGCAATTGATTGGAGAAAAAATATCTTAGGTATGAATTCATATTATGGTGCTGTATCTTCTCCGTGGGTAAGAACATACGATTCAGTTCAAGGCCGTGCTGGTTTTGTAATGTGTCCATCTGCTTTTGTTGCTAAATTGATTGGTCAAGCGGGTGATCCATGGCATGCTCCTGCTGGTCCAAATCGTGGTATCATTAGTTCTTCAACAGTTTCTCCTACAGGATTAACACAAACTTATGATTCAGTTGTTGGTGGTACATTATATGCAGATAATCAAATCAACTGCTTGATCAGAGATATTTCTGCGGGTTATGTAAACTGGGGTCAAAGAACATTGCAACAAAAACCATCTGCATTAGATCGTATCAATGTTGCTCGTACAGTTATCTATATTGAAACAATCTTACGTGATGCAGCAAGATGGCATTTGTTCGAAAATAACACTCCATATGAACGTATGCAGATTGTATTGAAATTCAGTCAATTCTTAGATACAATTTTAAGTGCTGATGGTATTAGTTCATATAAAGTTATTTGTGACGAATCAAATAATACTCCATTAGTAATACAGAATAACCAATTAGTAATTGATGTTATCTTACAACCTGTATATACTGCAG